GGTTTTCCTGCGTGTGGTATCCCCCGCCCAGGTCTATAAATACAACCAGGATTTGCGAGATCGCAAAGCGAGCGAGCAACCCCGCTCGAACGCCCCGCCCGACCTGGGGTCCTGGCTGCGCCAGCAATGGTATATTTTTCGCAACCACCGCAATACCGGCAACAACCCGCTGAACAACCGCCTGTTACGTGCGCAGCGCATGTTCGAGGGCAAGTACGACGCCGAGAAACTCTCCAAGATCCAGGCGTTCGGGGGTTCCGAGGTCTATGCCCGCCAGGTCGCCAGCAAGTGTCGAGGAGCTACTGCGTTGCTCCGGGACGTTTACCTGGGGGCCGAGCGCCCCTGGGACATCCAGCCCGTCGTCGACCCCCCGGTGCCCCCGGAAGTGCAGGCAAACATCGTCCAATTATTAAGCACCGAGGTGCAGACCCAGCAGATGGCGGGCGCGCCGATCACCCAGGATCAGGTGCACACGCGCTATACGAGTTTATTACACGCGGCCCAGGCGGCGGCCCGGCGCAACGCCATGATGCAGGCCGACTCCGCCAGCGACAAGATCGATGACATCCTCAAGGGGGGCCTGTTTTACCAGGCATTCGGGGAATTCCTGCAGGATCTCCCGTTATTTCCCTACGCCGTGCTCAAGGGTCCCGTGGTGCGCATGGTCCCCCGGCTCACCTGGGTGCAGGGGCAGCCCTCGATGCAATTACGCCCGACCATGTTCTGGGAGCGGGTGAACCCGTTCGATATCTATTGGACGCCGGGGGCATCCAACCTGCAGGACGCGGCGGTCATCGAGCGCAAGCGATACTCCCGTGCCGACCTCAACGATCTCTTGGGTGTGCCCGGCTACAGCGAACAGGCGGTGCGCGGGGCGCTCGAAGATTATGGTCGTGGTTTGCGTGAATGGCTGGACTCGCCCGACCCCGAGCAGGCCATAAACGAGGGGCGGGAGGACCCGGCCCTTAACCGTTCCCAGTATATCGAGGGGATCGAGTACCACGGCAATGTACAGGGTGAGGTATTATTAGACGAGGGCGTGGATCGTAAGCTCGTCCCGGACCCGTCCAGGGATTACATGATCCAGAGCTGGGTGGTGGGCCGGCATACGTTCAAGACCATCATCAACCCCAGCCCCAGGCAGCGGCACTCTTATTTCATGACCAGCTTCGAGAAGGTACCCGGCACGGTCGCGGGGCACGCGCTGCCGGATATTCTTGAAGATACGCAGGAGATCGCCAACGCGGCGTTTCGCGCGCTGGTCAACAATCTCAGTATTTCCTCGGGACCCCAGGTGGTCATCAACGACGAGATGGTTTCGCCCACCGAATCGGGGGACGAACTTTATCCCTGGAAGCGTTGGCACGTACAAGGCGATCCGATGGGCAACCAGCGGGAGCCGATAACATTCTTCCAGCCGCAGTCAAACGTGCAGGAGTTACTAGGCGTTATCAGCGCCATGGACTCGCGCGCCGACGAACAAAGCGCGATACCCCGGTACCTTACGGGAGAGAGCCTGTCCGGGGGTGCCGGGCGCACGGCATCGGGACTCTCCATGCTCATGTCCAACGCCGCTAAAGTCTTACAGACCGTAGCGGCGAACATCGACACCGACGTGCTCGAACCGCTGTTAAACGCGCTCTACGATCTGATTATGCTTACCGATACGACAGGATTATTGACCGGCGAAGAAGATATACGCGTACTAGGTTCTTCAGTGGCGCAGCAGCGTGAAGTAGAGCACCAGAAACAACTACAATTCCTGCAAATAACCGCCAACCCCATCGATGCGCCCATCATCGGCGAGCTGGGGAGGGCGCGCTTGCTGCGGCCGCTGGCGAAAAGCCTGGGTCTGCCCGACGATATCGTCCCCGATGATCAAACCATTCAGGCGCAGATGGACGCCCAGAAGCAGTTCCAGGCGGCCGCACAGGCAGTACAGGCGCACGCGCAGGCAGCAGGCGTGCCGGTACCTCCTGCGCACGGCTCTCAGGGTGAGGGTACGCACCCGAATCCGCAGGCTTCGGGTCCCAAAGGCGTTCCCACGCCCGCCGGCGCACCCTCCGTAGCGGGCATGGGCACCGGCGGCGCCGCCAACCAGGCGCCTTCCAACCCGTCGAAGTCGCCGGGACGCACGGTCGCGCCTCTTAACCTTTCCCAACAGCACCAAGGAGCACCTCCCAATGGCTGACAGTTATGGCAAAGATAACAAAATGGTCTCCAGCGGCTCCGGCCAGGCGCAGAAGGCGTCCGGCGGCGGTTCCGGCGGTGAAAACTCAGGTCCGACCGGGTCTTCCAGGCACTATCCGAAGGGCAAGAGCATCCGTTCGACCGACTGGAACCCCGAAAAGTGCAAGGCGTCCACGTTCGGCATCAACGGGGTCTGAACCCATGGCTGCGATTGGGTCCATGCCGGGCATCGGCGGCGAATTATTCGGCGGCGGCGGGGGAAACCCGTCTGCGAGTCCGGTGCAGGTGGGCGGGGGTAAAAACGCCGTCGCCCAGCATCTGGGCTCGCCCCACTCGGGCGTCAAAAACACGGTCACGTCGGGTGATCCGTTCTCCCGCTCGATGGGGCAATACTCCAAGGGGCACAGTTTCACCTCGCCGTTGAAACAAATCCGGGGCGGCATGGGCGGCATGCACCGGATCAGGGGTGGGCTTGGCCCGGGCAAGGCGGGTCAGCCCGGGGGAGCCACCGACTACAGCATGAAGACCGCTGATACGGAGTAGTTTTACGTGAGCGTTAACCTTGGTAACGATTGTACTAATGCGCTGCATGAACTCCGGGGCAACCCGCACTTTGAACGGTTCATGGATGCATTCGGTGTGATCTCGCAGAACATGATGCTGTCGGCGATGAGCGCCGACGTGACGTTGCGCTTGGACTCCACCGCGTATGCGCGTGGGTTTTATCACGTCTGGCAGGCGATGAAGGCGGCTTATGCCGGCCAGCATATGAGCCAGGTGAAACTGCCGCCGTTGCCGCGCGGCAAACGCGTGCCCGAGGGCACACGTTCCGAGCTTGAGGCACTGACCGATGCCCAGTGAAACCACGTTCGTAACTAATCGCGTCGACGCCAACGCGGCCTACCAGCCGCATATCCCCGAGGCGGTAAGACGGGCGAGCGCACGTGCCGACGAACTCGCGCGCGAGGCGGGTATCGCCAACGTGCCGGCGGCGCCGGAAACACCCGGCAACGGTCAAGATAAAACAGCAAACGAAATCGAACGTAACGAACGTCCGATTTCACCACCACCGTTCGAGTTGACGCCGCCGCCGGTAGAGGAGCCGATACCGGCGGCGGCCCCCCAGCCGGTTCAGGCTCCTATGAACGACTGGGAACAGCGTTATAACACGCTCCAGGGCAAGTACAACACCGAGATGCCCGAACTCCGGGGCCAGCTGCGGGCGATGCAGGACATGCTCGCCAACATGCAGACGCATATGCGCCAGCCGGAGCCGCGCGCACCCGAGACTACGTTCGAGCGGCCCGCTCCCACGTATCAACGGCCGCAGCCGCCGCCGATACGCGAGATCCCCAAGGAGGACGTGGATAATTACGGGTCGGACCTGATCGACGGGGTAGGACGCTGGGCCGAAGCACGGTTCGCCCCCCTGCTGCAGGAGATCGACCGCAGGTTGCTCTCGGTAGAGGGCGGCAACCAGCAGCTCGCTAATTATACCGCCCAGAAGAGCGTCGATGCGATGCTCACGCAGGCGGTCCCGGATTGGGATCAGGTCAATCATGATCCCAACTTCATCCTCTGGCTCGACCAGGTGGATATGCTCAGCGGTCGGAAACGAAAGGAGCTGATCGACGAGGCATACGGCGCGGGCAATGCCCCGCGTACTATCGCGTTCTTCCGTGCGTACAAGAACGAGCAGACCGTGGTGAACCCGAACGGCCAAGGGACACGGCCGGTCCAGACGGGGAATATCCCTGCGGACCGGCTGCCCCTCGCCGATCTGGTAGTCCCCGGACGTGGCCAGTCGGTCACGGCCCCGGCGCCCGGCGCTCCCGAGCAACGCATCTGGACGGCGGCCGATATCGCGGCGTTCAACAGGCAGAAACAGCAGGGTCGGTGGATCGGGCGCGAGGCGGAAGCCGCGCGCATCGAGGCCGACTACATGCGGGCTCCGCTTGAGGGACGCTTCCGTCAGATATGAGCCACGAAACATCTCGTTTCGGGGCAATGCGTGTAACAGGAGCAGCCCCTAATGGCAGTCACAGTTGGTACGCCATGGGCGGGTAGTAACCAATCTCCCGCTTATCATGGTACGTTCATTCCGGAGATCTGGTCGGGCAAGCTGATCGAGAAATTCTACTCGGCCACGGTGCTGTCGGCGATTGCGAATACCGACTACGAGGGCGAGATCAAGAACATGGGCGACACGGTGCACATCCGCACCAAGCCGACCATTACGATCCGTCCCTACACGGTCAACCAGGATCTGCTGATCGAGCGCCCCAGCTCGAACATCGTCGATCTTACGATCGACAATGCATTTTACTTCAACGAAGCACTCGATGATGTGATGGAGATCCAGTCCGACATCAACATGCTCAGCATGTGGTCGGATGACGCCTCCGAGCAGATGAAGATCACGATCGACACCGCCGTGCTGGCGACCATCGATGCCGGCGTGGCGGCGGCGAACAAGGGTATCGCGGCCGGGCGTATCTCCCAGAACATCAACCTGGGGGCGACGGCGGCGCCGATCGCGCTCACCTCGCTCAACGTGGTGGACTCGATCGTCGATCTGGGTACCGTGCTGGATGAACAAAACATCCCGGAGACGGGGCGCTGGCTGGTTATCACGCCGTGGGTGGCGGCGTTGATCAAGAAGAGCGACCTGCGTAATGCTTCCATCTCCGGCGACGGCGTGTCGCTGGTGCGTAACGGGCGTCTCGGCATGATCGATCGCTTCATGCTGTACTCGTCTAACCTGCTGCCGACGGCGGTCGAGGGTGCGGCCACTGCGTTTCGCATTTTCGCCGGCCACCCGCACGGCCTCACCTTCGCGTCGCAAATTACCAAGATCGAGCAGATGCGCTCCGAGCGTTCGTTCTCGACGCTCATGCGCGGGCTGCAGGTCTACGGCAACAAGATCCTGGACGGCATCGCGATCACCGAGCTTTACGCCGTCCGTGGGTAAGATGCGACCCGGGTTACGACGGTAGTAAGGGCGCCGCCGGGTTGCCTCCCTTTCCCGGCGGCGTTTCAGGAGGATGATATGGCGCGTTATGAAGGCTCACCCAAGGACCTCAAGGAGGACAAGAAGGGTGCGAAGAAGCTGGGCGTGGGCCTGCGGGCCTACGAGAAGACCGGCAAGGACAAGCGCGAGGACACGAAGGGTCAGAAACAATTCGGCAAGAGGTTTGTGAAATAACCATGGCAAAGAAACCACCGTTCATGTCGGGCCTGCCCAAGAAAAAATCGGCGGTGCCTTCACCCGCCAAGGGCCGGCCGGCTCCCGCCGCCTTCGGTGGCGGCGGCGCGCCGGGTGCGCCGAGTGCATCCGCGCAGCCTAACTCCCCGATGATGGGCGGCGGCCCCGGCCTGGGCGCCGGCGGTGCCCCCAGCTCGCTTGGCGCCGGCGGCTTTGCCAAGGGCGGCAAAGTGAAGGGGAAGAAACGTGGCAAGTAAGCCCAAACCCGCACCTCGTAAGCGCAAGGGCTACGACGAGGGCGGTCAGATCAGTTCTGACAGCTTGGGCCGTAGCATCATGGGCGGGGCGCAGACGGCGGCGAGTATCTACGGCGCTATCAAGAAGGGCCAATATTATAAGGGCCTTGCTGACTCGATGTCGAAGCAAACGCCAAAGCCTGACCAGCCGTTTTCTGGTGGCGGCCCTGCTGCTGTCGGCGGCGCCGAAGCCGGCACGGGTGCGGCACGCGGCGGCAAGATCAAGCAGGTGGCGGGCAAACCCGTGGGCAAGGATGACGGTTTGATCCCCGCCCAGCGGGGAGAGTACGTCGTTAAGAAATCTGCGGTGAACAAGCTGGGTACTGGCGTGCTTAATACGATCAACAAGGGGCGTTTGCCCGAAAAGAAGGGCAAGCGATGAGACGCCCGGTCAAGCGTAAGGGGTATGCTAGCGGCGGGTTTGTCGATCCTGTTGGGGATCAACTTGCTGACACGTATAATCGTTCTAGTAAAGACACTGAGGCTACTGCGCGATGGGGAGCAGCGCGGCAAGCGCAGGCTTCAGCCGAATATAATCAAATGTCCCCCCAGGCCCAGCGTTCGTATAGGTCGGCTCTTGAAAGCGCGGGCCGGGCGCCGGGTAAGTTATACAGTGGTCGGGACGTGGATCTAGCTCGTGCGGATTATCCCGGGTTTAAGAAGGGCGGCAAGGTCACCAAAGTGATCAAGAGAAAACGCTGATGGCGAACGGACGCACCCTCGGCACCCTTATCGGCGAAGCGCGCACGCTCTTGCAAGATAAGCTACCCACGTCCGGCGGCGCGCTGCGTTATTCCGATGATGAGATGTTCGAAAGCATCAACTCGATGCTTGCGGAGGTGCGTACCAAGCGTCCGGATCTGTTTATGCCCTTCGGGCTGCGCAGCGGCGTGCCCTTCTACAGCGCCGCCACCGACATGGATCAGCCGTTTCCGTTGGATACCAGCTGCTATTCGGCGTTTGTCTATTACCTCGTGGGCCGCGCCGAGCTGCGCGAGGATACGTTCTCCGACGATAGCCGTGCAGTGAGTATGATGAACAAGGCGCTGAGCCAGCTTCTGAGCGTGCAATCATGATCCCCGGCCGGTTTCCGTTGAATATTTACCGGGGCGACACGTTTCGCTGGAAGTTCACGCTGTGGACCGACGATACCAAGGCCACGCCTGCGGTCCTGGTCGGGGTAACGCCCGTGGCCGAAATCCGTGACCGGCCCGGGGGCACGCTTATCGCCGGGATTGCCTGTGTAATTACGCTGCCTAACGTCATCGACGCGACGCTGACGGCGACGGACTGCGCCAGACTACCGACATCGGCGGCCTGGGACTTACAATTGACCTATCCCGACGGCGATGTGGCCACGGTATTATCCGGCCCAGTCAACGTGACCCCCGACGTGAGCAAGCCGGCATCGATGCCGGTGGCTGCGCGATGACCGACCCCACGCTCTTCGTCGATGTCGAGCTGATCGACACGTCGGTGGCGGTGGATGTCGTCATGCCACCCAGCAGCCTGGTCGTCGACATCATGGCGCTCGCCGCACCCGTCGATCTGACGCTGGCGCTGTCACCTGCGGTCGTGCAGGTCGATGCGCCGACGCAGGTGATCACCAACGTGGACGTGTTCCTGGGGCCTGTTGGCGCCCAGGGACCGCCGGGGGCACAGGGGCCGTACGGGCCACCAGGACCGCAGGGACCGCAGGGCGTCCAGGGTCCTCAAGGCGTCCAAGGTATCCAGGGACCCCAGGGCATCCAGGGTCCGGTAGGACCGGCCGGCGCCGTCGATGGGCTGGTTTACATCAGCGACGCGTCGCCGGGGCCGACGCCAGGGCCTGGCAGCCTTTGGTGGAGCAGCCTCGACGGTCAGTTGTATATTCGTTACGATGACGGTTCTAGCTCGCAGTGGGTTATCGCCAATTCGCTGGTGGTGCCGACGGACCTGACCATGGATGGGGGATATTATTGATGGCTTACGATTTTCCGAATACCCCGACCGTCGGTCAGGTTATTACCTCGCCAAGCGGCGGGGAGTATATCTGGGACGGTATCAAGTGGACGGTGACCGGCGACCAGGGCGCGGTCGGCGGCGGGGGTTCCGGGGTTAATTCCTGGAATACGCGCACCGGCGCTGTGGTCATGAGCCTGGGCGATGTGTTGAGCGTGGGCGGCGCGCCGATCGTGTCGCCTGCATTTTCCGGCACGCCGCTGGCGCCGACGGCCGCACCCGGCACCGACACCACGCAGATTGCCACGACTGCCTACGTGCGTCGGGAACTCAACCCGATAGACGGAGGAAGTTTTGCTTGGTTGTTGTTTTTAATGGGGGCGTTTTTAAATGCCAGCACGTAAGCATGGCGCAAGTCACGGAAATAAGTACTGGCTCCGCCCTCGATCCTATATCAAATGGATTGAGATGCGGCGGCGGGTTGCTCATCCTGAAAGATTTGGCAACTCTTGTTACGCAGGAGTGACTATTGATTCGTCATGGGATGACTATGTGCGCTTTGCGATGGACATGGGTGAGCCGCCAAAGGGGTACTCACTCGACAGAATTGACAATGATAAACCATACGGCTCTGATAATTGTCGTTGGGCGGATGCGGCAACGCAAGGCAGAAACCGCAGGAGTGTTAAGCTGAATGTTGAGAAGGTTGCGAACATTCGCCAGCGGTACCGTTTGGGTGACATCTCTCAGCAGGCGTTGGCGAAGAAATATGGCGTTACGCAACCAATGATCGGCTACATCGTACGCGAAGAGGCTTGGATCGATGGCTGACGTTCTTCGCATCAAGCGACGTACCTCGGGCGCTCCGGGCGCGCCCGCCAGCCTGGCTAATGCCGAGATCGCCTATAACGAGGTCGATCATATCCTCTATTACGGCGAGGGCACGGGCGGTGGCGGCGGGTCGGCCACGGTGGTGGTGCCGATCGGAGGCAGCGGCGCTTCGTCTTCAACGGCGCCGCTGGTGAACAGCGGAACCGTCGGCGTTCCCGGCACGCTCACGTTGTGGTCGCGCGGCGATCACGTGCATCCCAGCGATACCTCGCGCGCGCCGCTCGCCAATCCGGTGTTCACCGGCGACCCGCAGGCAGTTACTCAACCTAACACCGACAGCGACACGAGCATCGCCACGACGGCGTTCGTGCACAGCGTGCGTCTCGACCAGATGGCGACGCCCAATACCGACGTGGCCTGGGGCAGCCACAAGATAACCGGCCTGCTCGATCCGACCAATCCGCAGGAAGCGGCGACTAAAAACTATGTCGATCTGACGGCGCAGGGGTTGGACGCGAAGGCTTCGGTTCGCGCCGCGACGACTGCGAATTTGGCGGCACTGTCGGCGCCGCAGACGATAGACGGCGTGTCCCTGGTCGCCGGCGACCGGGTGCTGGTCAAGGACCAGACGACGCAGAGCGGCAACGGGATCTACACGGTAGCGGCTGGCGCCTGGGTGCGGGGAACCGACACCGACACCTGGAACGAGCTGGTGGCGGCATTCACGTTCGTCGAGAACGGCACCGTCAATGGCGACACCGGCTGGTTGTGCACGGTTGATCCGGGAGGCACGCTTAATACGACCGCCGTCACCTGGGTGCAGTTCTCCAGCGCCGGGGTGATCATCGCCGGCAATGGGTTGACCAAGACCGGCAGCACGATCGACGTGGTCGGCACCGCCAACCGTATCGCGGTCTTCGCCGACAACATCGACATTGCCACGACGTATGTGGGTCAGAATTCGATCACGACGGTGGGGACGATCTCCACCGGCACCTGGGCGGCGACTATCGGCAATAGCACGTTAACGGGGACGCTGACTAATTCGGGAACGATCAGCGGCGGTCTTATCAGCGGCGCCACGATCGATGGCAGCACGCTGGATTGCGGGACTTTCTAAATCATGGCCGATACCCTTCGTATTAAGCGCCGTGCTGTAGGAGGTGCTTCCGGACCGCCGACGACGCTGGCGGCTGCCGAGATTGCGTTCAACGAGCAAGACCGGACGCTTTACTACGGGAGTGGGAACAGCGCCGGGCTGGCTACGTCGATTATCCCTATCGGCGGGGCTGCGTCACCGGCCGTCACAACCTCGGACACGCCGCCGGCTTCGCCGGTGATCGGCCAGCTGTGGTTCGACACGGCTGGCGCGCAGCTCTACGTGTGGGAAAACGACGGCACGTCCACGCAATGGGTAATTGCTAACGCTGCCGGTGTCCCGCAGGCAGGAACGATAAATCCGTTTATGAACGGGGTGGCGGCGCCCGGCACGTTGACGCCCTATTCGCGGGTTGATCATATCCACCCGTCGGATATCTCAAGAGCGCCCCTGGCGAGCCCGGTATTCACGGGTGATCCGCAGGCGCCGACGCCGGCGACAGCCGATAACGATACGTCGGTTGCCACCACTGCGTTCGTGAAGGCGCAGGGCTATGCGACGACTGGCAGCGTGCCGGTAGCGTCTGCAACCAACCCGATAATGGACGGTGTGGTCGCTGTCGGAACGCTGACTACCTACGCGCGCGCCGACCATGTTCATGCAAGTGACACATCGCGCTTCGCGGTGACCGGCGGCACGATTACCGGAGCGGTTACGCTAACGGCTGCCGGCACGGCTCTTACGGCTACAGGCAGCGGTGCAATTAACGGCGTATTGACGCTCGGCACCAATACGTCAACCAACACATCACTGCTGCAATTGAACGGCGCGGCCGGAAGCTATCGCCGGGTTGTATACCTTACGGCGGGATTAGAACGTTGGCGTGTTCACGCCGACTTTGCGGCGGAGGGCGGCAGTAACGCCGGCAGCGATTTCAACATTGACCGTTACGACGACACCGGCACGGTTATCGGCAACTCGTTCAAAATAACCCGTAGTACCAATCAGGTGGCGATGCCGGGGCCGGTTTCGACCGGTCTGCTCACCGGCTCTTTTAATATTGGATCTGTGCTTCCGACGCCGCCCGGCAACGGGTTTATGTTCGGCTGGAATCGTTCCGGCGGCGGGCGCGAAACGGCTATTTTGAACTGCGACACGCTCGCTGCTACGAGCTTTAATTTTTATCAATATACGTCGGCTACCACCGTGAGCCTGTTGGCATCACTGACGCCCTCGCTGTTGTCGCTTCCGAATGTCGGTCTTTCTTGCGGCAGCACGGTTGCCGCGAGCACCACCGATCTGTCAAAACACATCGCACTTTATAGCACGACCTACGGACTCGATGTTACTTCGGGACCCAGCAGGCTTAACTATGTCGTGCCCGCAGGCGCTTCGCATGTGAAGATAGTTGGCACAACGGACGTGCTTTCGATCGGCGCGACGATTGCAGCTAGTGTGGCGATGACTGCGCTGACGCCAGCGACCGCAGACAATTCAACTAACGTGGCAACAACTGCCTTCGTGAAGGCGCAGGGATATTCGACCGCGCTCGGCACGGTCACCAGCATAACGGCAGGCGCAGGTTTGAGCGGCGGCGTTATCACGGCGTCTGGCACCATCGCAATCGCTGCGAGTGGCGTCACCAATGCCATGCAAGCGAACATGCCCGCGAACACGATCAGCGGAAACAACACAGGTATCGCTGCCGCGCCGATTGACCTGACGGTGGCGCAAGCGCAGGCGCTCCTCGTTGTTCCCGCAGCGTCGGCGACTAACCCGGTGATGGACGGCGTCGTCAACGTCGGCACGCTCGCGACCTACGCGCGCGCCGACCACGTTCATGCGTCGGATACCTCGCGCTTCGCCGTTGCTGGCGGAACGATCACCGGCCTGACTTCGTTCAGCCAGGATGTCAGCTTTGCCGGTGGTGTTGATTTCGGCAGCGTGCTGGCGTCGAGCAGCATCGACTTGTCGAAGCACATCGCGCTGTTCGGCACGACCTACGGCCTGAACATCACCAACAGTCGGTTAAATATCGTCACGCCTTCTGGCGGCGTTGCCACGTTCTGGAATGCCGGCACTAACGTGCTGGCTGTTGGCGCTACCATCAACGCCAATACCACGCTCAATATGGGTGGGAATCCGTTCCAGTTGGGCGGCACTTCTTATTCCATGCAGGCCACA